GTTCTATTCTTCTAGTCGTATTATAGGTATGAGTGATAGTACCTGTTGTAGTTCTAGGAAATTATCAATTGTGTTCATGATATCCTTTGGTAGTCTTTTGATCACTGTGTCTTGGATCGATGTCATCTCTATAATATTCTGTTTCATCGTGTCGTCCTCAGTCGTTCTTCTAGTTCAGTCAATAGTTGGGATGCTTTTAGCGGGAGTGTCCATAGGATTAGCTTTGTTGTCCAATCGGTTCTTAGTGATCCATAGTCTATATCATATATCCTTTTGGCATGGAGTAGTACTTGGACTTTACGCTATGTGGAGTGTCCAGTTGTGATCCTATCTTTCCAGGATTTCTGATTATCATCTGGTATGATATCTGTTTCATTATTCTATCCTATCTTTTAATGCTGAGATGATCCTGTACATGTGAGCTCTCGTTAGTTCCATGTCTATTGAGCTCGGTTCCAGTTTTATCCTTAGTGTATCTATCTGTTCTGACCTTAGAGCGTCACTCCTCTCTATGTAACCTGTTATATTTTTCATTGAATGTGGAGTTGATCTTCTAATGGTCTACCGACTCCTCTTAATTGATCGCCAAACGAAGAGTATATGTTATAAATGTGACGATTTAATTCACGTATAGATGGAAACTCCTTTGGATGTCTTTCTGACAGATCGCAAGAATCGACTATCTTAGCGAATATGATCTCTGTGTCTTTCATGTTATACTAAAAATAATAAATTCTAAGTTGACGCATCTGTGGATACTTTGGATCTATGAGGTTATCGAATATCAGATCATTGAATACTACGTTATCTAACCCTCTGAATAGTACCCAAGGTTGTATTTTGCCTAAGAATTCTATACGATGCAGCTGTCTCATCTTGAGATTGGTTGTATTGTTAGGTTTATGGCCCTTAGTTGGAGCTCGTTGTTAAAAGTATTAAAAGATTCTACAAAGGTTTTGAGTTTGGTCTTTTGGATTTTTACGCCTCCATAAAGTTGATCCTCTACTAATCTTCTCCAAGAAAAGACGCTTTGACTTATCGCTATTACTGATTTCATCTGATCTGTATCTTATCTATGTATGTGTATGTGTGGTCTTGCGGTTCAAATGCGAACACCACCACCTGAGTACTCATGTTCCAAGTTCCAGAAAGTATCTTTCTGACCGTAGTCTCTATTCCTCTGTTGATGTGATCTTCTGTCCAGGCTTTGACCTCGGTGATGTCTACCCCGTTGGGATCTATCAAGTCATGGTAGTATGTATGCTCACCTTTTGAGTTTACAGTAGGAGGAGCTGGAGTGTATCCCAAATTCTCTATGAGCCACATCTCTGCCGGCTTTCCTTGCCAGACCATCTTCTCTATCACAGACCAAGCTCTGCCTTTTCTTGCCCTAGGAGATTCGTATATCCTCTTGGTCTCTTCTTGTACCATCTGGGCCAGCGCATGCTGATCTTTGATGTCTTCTTTTCTGAACTTTATTATATCGGCCATGCTGTTTGTACTTGCTCTTTTATAGGAAATGTTGTTGATAATATCGATCTGCTAAAGACTCCTGTCCACTCAAAATATGGCATTGCGGCCGCATTCATGTACGATCCTATAAGATTTTTTGAGTCAAAAAATTTATGGATGGCATACACAACTCCTTCGTTGTAACCGAATGTGATCTGCTTCATAGATATAAAAGTAACACAAGGTCTAATAGGAAAGAAATCTATCTCTAAAGTAAGAACATCGTCAACTTAACTCCAAGACAAAGAGCAAAGATCACGAATATGCTTTCTACTACCAAGATAGGAGACGCCACCGGATCTGCATTTGATATTTTCTTCTTAGATCTGTGTAGCAGTATTATCAACGCGCAATCTATCAGCGACAGCGCGCACACTATTAACTGGTCCATATGCTCATTCGGGATTAAAACAGGACAGTCCAGATCCAAACCTATGCGTTGTATAGTCTGAAAGATCTGGATGCCTAGAATTGAAACTATTTGATGTTTAGTGATTTTCTGGGAGCACCTCTGTCTCCGGCGCTAGGTCTTCTTGGTTTAGGTCTCTGTTTACTCTCAGAAGCATGTTCCTAGAGTACGATAAGAACTCAAGACAGAAGAACAGTGTGATGATCAGCGATGTCATGGCTTGGATTTGGCCTCCTTTTCCAAGATCCTGTCTACTTTGTAGTCTCGAACATTATTCTTCCATTCTGATTTTGGAACGTACTTGGCCTTGTTTGAAGATACGACAGAGTGTGCCTCTTGGTCGTTCAGCCTTTTGTACTGGCCGTCTTTTGTGATCTTTACCGTCTTCATATACTTTATTGTTTTGGGTGTGATTAATCTTCTGTGTAGTCTTCTATCAACTGTTTTATGTAATGTTTGATAGCTTTTTCTGGATCGTCAGATGCTGGTTTACCTTGCATTGTATGACTTAGACATTCGGCATATCCTAATGACTTACCGTATTCCAATGCACTCTCTACCTCTTCAATGAGGCTTTCTAATGTGACTACTATCTGGTCCATCTTGTCTGGTTTTACTCTTCATCATGCAGCACGAGTCCAGAAGACATGTTGCCTCCCTGTTCTGTGAGGTTAGCGTTGCCTTTGTGTATCAACTCTAACATCTTCTTCTTGATCTCCTTTATCGAAGTTCCGTACTGTTTGAGTTGGTCTTGATCGTCTGGACTCAGTCCTTTCATGGCTTCTTTAACGTATGACATCTCGTTGTGTTTCTAATAAATATCTGACTGGTTCGAAGACTTGAGTCTCTCTATCTCTTGGGCAAGACTAGGGTCTCGAATGACTTGTATCGATGACACCTCTTCGCTCTCTTTTCCCTCTGTGACTATGAGCCCTACGAACTTTTTGGCTTCAGAGTGGTTGACACACGTGGTCCTGTATCCCAATTCTACTCTCTTAGGGTGTATGGCAGTGTCGCATACTTTGCAATAATATATTGGTTCTTCCATTGGTCTATAACTGTTTGTGTGTGGTAAATATAAACTTTATCTGCGATAGGGAGAAGTCTATTTTTCTTGTTCTTCTTCTTTGTAGTATCTTGCCATCTTGTTGTTCTTCTTCTTTAAAGACAGGATTACGATCGTAGAGAAGAACAGTATGTAAACGTAGTAGTTAAGCATGGACCTATTTTCTTTCGGTGATCATGAAGTTTAGTATGGTCTTTTGCAGATCGTTGAGAGCTTGGGTGTTGTCCTGTATCAGTTTTGACATCCTGTCTCTCTCTTCTACAAGCAGATCGTTCATCTCCTGCTGTACTCGGTCGATCTTCTCTTCCAGCATCTCGTTCCTTTCTACCAGCTTTTGATACTGTTGGAACGCTACGTAGGCCAAAACGACCGTTATCACTCCCAGGATCCCGTACTGAAGGACGTAATTCTGTATCCCCTCTGCGTTGACCGGGTTTGCTGGGACCTCTAACATGGATCTGAACATCTGATGAAATTTACTAACAATAAATATCAGACTATTTGCCAGATTTGTATCTTTCTATCAGTCCTTTTGCGTAAATTTTCAAGCTGCCTATCTTTATATCTACTCCGTTGAAAGTCAGATAGAAAGTAAATAGGACGAATGATATTATCCTGATGACGTTTAACTTATTGATCTTCTTCATGCTTTTATGTTTTGGAGCTGTGAATCGAGCTGTGACCAGAGCTGTAAATTGAGCTGTGAACCGAGCTGTGAACCGAGCTGTGACCAGAGCTGTGAATTGAGCTGTGACCTGAGCTGTGACCTGAGCTGTGAACCGAGCTGTGAATAGAGCTGTGAATAGAGCTGTGAATTGAGCTGTGAATCGAGCTGTGAATTTATCTCATTCATATTACTTACGGTTTTTATACCATGGATTCACTTGATCATTCTTCTTGACCCTGGATCCCACTTTCAAGAGATACGACCAGGTATTGAATTCGACTTGAGAATCTGGATAGTACGTTCTGAATCCAGGTTGTCTATCGATGATGTTTTCTCCAGTTGCTGGAGTTCCGAAAATGATGTGTTTTATTGTGTCCATAACTTTCATTTATGTATTTTGGAGCTGTGAATCGAGCTGTGAATCGAGCTGTGACCAGAGCTGTGAACCGAGCTGTGAACCGAGCTGTGAACCGAGCTGTGAACCGAGCTGTGAATCGAGCTGTGAACCGAGCTGTGAATCGAGCTGTGAATCGAGCTGTGAACCGAGCTGTGAATAGAGCTGTGAATAGAGCCGTAACCTGAGCTGTAACCTGAGCTGTGAGTTTATCTGCTTCATAACTTTCATTTATGTATTTTGGAGCTGTGAATCGAGCTGTGAATCGAGCTGTGACCAGAGCTGTGAACCGAGCTGTGAACCGAGCTGTGACCAGAGCTGTGAACCGAGCTGTGAACCGAGCTGTGACCAGAGCTGTGAATTGAGCTGTGACCAGAGCTGTGAATAGAGCCGTAACCTGAGCTGTAACCTGAGCTGTGAATTTATCTGCTTCATAACTTTAATTTAAACAACACTTCCAGTTAGATCAATGATACGCAAATGTCTACATTGCCTTAATTATTCCGTGAGACGGGCGAGTACGGAAGCTGGTTTAGTATTGTTGTGGTTTCTTAAGATCTCATGTCAAACCTATACTCATCAGCTGACAACCTGCTAAGCGAAGCTATCGCAGCTATGGCATCTGTGTGGTGTGGCTCTACTCCCTGAAGGTACTGTGTGCCTGTGGAAGGACATACCATCTTGACCCACGCAAATGGTTGGTTGTCTATCTCTTCGAACTTCTCTTCTGTCTTGAGCAACGTCACCTCTTCGAGATCTCCGTTGGCGTGCATTATGGTCTGCTTATCAAACTCCTTGGCGCCCAACAAGTCCATGACTCCTTTCTGACCAAGGATCTCGTACCATGCACCCTTGTAGTCTGAGTTGCGTTCTTTGACGAACTCTTCACGAGTAAGGGATTTTGCCTTGTTGAATATCTCTGTGGGAATGTGTCGACCGTTGATGTAGTAGCAGTCGTCCCAAGCTGTGCAAGGATAGGTGCTGTTCCAAGTCACTGCCTGGTAAGCTGGGTTGTGGAGAAGATTGGCCGAGTTGCGTACGATCTTGGTAGGATGCTTGCTGACGATGCAGACTTCCTCGCAGAATATGGCCGAGTATATGTTGGCCTTCCAGTTGAGAGCCTCGAGCTCGTTCAGTTCTTTGGCAGCTCCTGTGGTCTCGATCTTGAACTCGTCCTGTATGAATTTGTACCACGTGTAGTAGTAACGGGCGTAGATGCCGATGCTGAACAGAGAAGACTCTACGAACTTCATCGTGCCTTTGTTGTCCTTGATGAACTTGGCCAGGTCTTTTTCCGGGATGTTTTCGATGCCCTGTGCTGCCCACTCTATCATGTTCTCATTCTCTACGAGGTAGTGGTACATGATCTTCGCTTCGAGAGGATTCTCTACCACGATCAGATGCTTTGGACGAGGCTTTTCTGCCGTGTCATACAGCTTATTGACAATACCAAGTGCTGCTTCCTTGTCGAAGTTCTTGTAGTTCTTACCGTCGAATACTCCGTCAAGAGCGTGGTCGATGTAATCGGGGATCTTTGCTTTGATTTCGTCCGTGAATTGTTCTAAGCTAATCATAAAACCTTAATTTTTGTTTGGTGTGTTATAAAAGTAATAAAAACCTTTGAGATCTTGTAATTTAAGTTTTAAGTAAGATAAATTTTCCTTGTTTTTTGTATAGAGTTATAAGAGATGGTGATATTTTAAAATATAATGCAGCTTCATTTTGAGAATTAAATATTAATCCT